TTTTTGTTTAGCAGGAGGTTTAGTTTGTCTCTGTGGTTTCACTTCAATAATATATTTTTTAATTTGTCCGTTACTTTCTCTTGCTTTAATATAGAAGTCAGGAAAGTATCGATGAGGTTTATTATCAACTGGAGATTTATACCAGACATACATTTCTTCACTTCCCCATTCGAGGATATTGGTATTAGTATCACAGTAATTCATGAATTTCAGTTCCCATGAGGAACGGTAAACTACTTTGGTTGGATTACCTTTGTACTTGTAAGGTGCTCTAACTTTATACTTACCTTTATAAGCCATAAATAAATATAATTATCATAGAAATATTTAGAGTGGTACAGCCTCGTAGAATAGCAGACTTCAAACCAACCCTATCAAAGTTAGCCACAACTTCTCATTATCAGGTTATCTTCGGTGGTTTGCCTCAGAAATTAAGACAGCATCTTAATGTGAGAGATGTTGGATGGAGATTTACTGCTGAAACGATAGGATTACTTTGTAATAATGCAGTTCTACCTGGTAGTGCTCTTTCTACTGCTGAATTGGATGGACATTATATGGGCGTTCAAGAGAAGTTTGCTCACAGTAGAATGTTTATGGATATATCTCTTGAATTTTATGTTGATAGTGATTACAGAACTGTTAAGTTCTTTGAGCATTGGATTGAATTTATGGCAAGTGGTTCAGGAGAGAATCAGGCAAATGATGGTTATTATGTTAGGATGGCATACCCTGATGAATATAAAACAAGTCAGACAAAGATAATTAAATTTGATAAAGATTATAATTCAGAACTAGAATATACTTTCTATGGATTATTTCCCAAACAGTTGAATGATATGTCTGTGTCGTATGATCAATCGAATATTTTAACAGCAACATGTGCGTTCTCATTTGATAGATATATTTGTGGAAAGAATACTAGTTTCTCTATCTTCAGAGGAAATAATAACAATAGAAAATTAACTGGTAGTAATTTTAATATACCTTTCCTTAATAATTTTAGATAGCACACCAAATTCGACTTTTTATTCCATATATACGGGGAAAAAAACTCCGACATTTTTTTGAGCCACAAGATTTTCAAAAAGTGGTATAAATAAAAATACTGAAGTGCTACAAACATTATGCCTTTACCAAAAATTACCGCACCAACCTATGAGTTGGTACTTCCGTCATCTGGAAGAAAATGTAGATATAGACCATTTCTTGTAAAAGAGGAAAAACTCCTTATTATCGCAATGGAGAGTGAGGACACAAAACAGATAACCACTGCTGTTCAACAAGTCCTTAAAAATTGTATTTTAACAAGAGGTATTAAAGTAGAGAAACTTGCTACTTTTGACATTGAGTACTTATTCTTGAATATTCGAGGTAAGTCAGTTGGTGAAGAAGTTGAAGTTATGATTACTTGCCCTGATGATGGCGAAACTGAAATTCCTGTTGTGATCAATTTAGATGATATTAAGGTTAATACTGATGATGACCATACAAGAGATATTAAGGTAGATGATACTTTAACTGTCAGGATGAAATATCCTTCATTAGACGAATTTATTAAAAATAATTTTGATTTAAATGAAGATATGGATATTGAAGATACTTTTCAATTAATTGCTTCTTGTATAGAGCAAGTATTTAATGAAGAAGAATCTTGGAATGCCTCTGATTGTACTATGAAGGAATTAGTTGATTTTATCGATCAATTAGGAACAAAGCAATTTAAGGAAGTTGAGAACTTTTTTGTCACAATGCCAAAATTGTCCCATACTCTTAAAGTGACGAATCCTAAGACAAAGGTGGAAAATGAAATTGTATTGGAGGGACTACAAAGTTTTTTCGGGTAGGTATGGCTCATGAAAGTCTTGAGTCATACTATAAGGTAAATTTTGCCTTGATGCAGCATCATAAATATAGCTTAACAGAGCTAGAAAATATGATACCTTGGGAACGAGAAGTCTATTTAACTCTTTTACAACAATACATTGAAGAAGAAAATTTAAAAGCAAAGCAACAACAGGCAAATAGTGGCAGTTACTAGCAGACCAACAGCAAAGAAAACATCCATCAATTTTGGTAATTTTGGTGGTAATTCTGACTTGGGGAATGTTTCTCCATCTCAGTCTAAAGTTTCTGGTGCTAGTCATATAAGATCTCTTCAATCTCAGAGAAGAGTACTTGAGAGAGTTATTACATTAGAAGAAGATGTTGGTAATATTCAAACAAGGTTGCAAATGCAAGATGAGTCTTTGTTAGCATCAAAGTCGGAATTTCAGCAGTCTCTTGCTAATGTCCAAGATTCTATTGGAACATTACAATCTGGGCAAAAGGCGATTATTGATAATGCAAAAGAAACAGAGAAAATAAAAGAAAAGCAAAGAAAATTAGAAGAGCAAAGACTTAAGAGAAAGGAAGCTGAATCTGATCTTGAAGGACCAGGTGCAGCAGCCGTTGATAAGGACGTAAAGAAAAAATCTGGTCAAGGTGAGAAAGTTGCTAAGAAAGCACAGGGTATTCTTGGTACTTTAGGTAACTTTTTTAAATTTGTTATTGCTGGATGGCTTACTGATAAAACCTTTAAATTAATTGAAGCATTCCAGAGTGGTAATAAAGCTGATATTAAAAAAATTGGTATAAAATTATTGGCAGGTGCAGCAGCAGTTGGTGGAATAATGCTGCTTGCTGCAGGTGCTATTGGTCCAGTTATTGCAGGTGTATTCTCATTAATTGGTACTTTAGCTGCTTTATTGCTTAATCCAGTTACATTAACTGCTTTACTAGTTGCAGTTGGAGTTGGTGGTGCGATATATGGAATTAAAAAACTCTGGGATTGGGGTAGGAACAGAGCAGCAGGTGGAAAGAAATTTAAAGATGCTCATAAAGAGAATTGGAAGGAATTAGAAGAAGCTGGTGTGACCCAATCTGTTGGTGGAGGGATGTTTAATAGATGGAATGTTAAAAGAGATGGGCAACTGGTAGCTAGACAATATAAGAATCTAACAGATGAAGAAAAGGCTGCTGTAGATAAGTTTAAGGCAGAGAAGCAAAGACTTGTTGACCTTAAAAAGGCAATGAGAAAAGAGATGGATGAGATGATAGCGAATACTCCTAAAACTGGAACTAAAGAAAGTATGGGTAAAACAAAGGCTATACATTCAAAAGAAGATAAGGCACAAATAAAAGCGAAGAAAGCACAGATTAGAGCAAAATATGAAGCCATGATGGGCAAATCAGATGCAGTTACTTCTGGTGATGGAAGTAATGTGGGTTCTACTGCATCAGGTGATACTACTGCTTCTAATATTGGTCCAGCAGAGACTGATGAAGGTAAGATAAGTGTTATTCCTAATTATACCCAACAAGTTGAGGATGTAGCAAAGGGGATGGGTTCAAAAGTCCATACTTTATCATCTGGTAATTCTGATAACATGTATATTCAGGATGCAAAATCAAACTTTAATATGTTCTAGAGATAATGGCATTAGGAATCAAATCTTTTAAGGGTGGATGGAAGAAAGGTAAAAGTTCTTCTCTTAATAAGGGCATAACCAATATTGGTAGAATAGCAACTTCTCGTGGTACAGGAAGGTTAGTTAATCAGAGACTTACAGCTCAGTCAAAGAAGGTTGCTGGAGTTAAGAAAGGATTTAAGAAATTCATGGGATCTACTAATAAAGATAAAGCTAAATTTCTTGGAGGAAAGGTTAAAACAGGTGCTGTTGGTGCTGCAAAGTTCTTTAAGAAAAGTGCAGTAAAATCTGCAAAATGGGTTAGAAAAAAAGGAAGTTTATTGGCAGCGAAAGCAGCATCGGCAGCATTAACAGGTGGAAGAGCTCTTATAGGAGGAGCAGCAGCTGCGGTAATGGCAAAGGGTTTTAACCCAATGAAGTTTATTTTATTGACATTTGTTGGATGGATAATTACTAAACTTCCAGCAATCATGGAAGGAATTAAGAAGTTTATTGAGAAGATAAAACCTCTTTTTGAGAAGTTAAGTGAATGGGTTAAGGGTATTGTTAAATTCTTTACATGGATTGGTGGTGGTATTAAGAATTTGTGGGATAAAATAAGTGGTAATACTGATAAGGTATCTGCTGAGAAAAAGCAACTTGAAGATGCAACTGGGAAGTTAAAAAAGACTTTTGATGATACTAAAAAGGGGCATGATGATTTAATCAAACAGGCAAAGGGTGAAGAGGTCAATCTTAAAAAAGATATGGATGACCTGAATAAAGATGTTAATGATGAACTTGATGCTAATGGTCAACCAACAACGAATTCGTCTGGTAAAGATGTAACACCAAGTACTACTATATCTCCTACTAATAATACAACTAGTGTTAAAACTACAAGTACTCCAAAAAATAAACTTGCTTCAAAACCCAAAAAGATTGGTACTGGAAAACCAGTTACTGTAGTGATTAAAGGTGAATCTGTAGTTTTACAACCAGGTACAGTAGAATATAATACCTTCTTTGCACCTGGAGGAGCTAAAGATAAGATGATCCATAATAAAGTAAAAGATGTAAATCTTGTAAAAACTAAATCTGGACCTAAAATACTTACTGTTGATGTTCCGATTCCTGCATCAAAAACACAACCTCAACCTACTGGGTCGTCTATTAGTCAAGGAAGTTCTGACGGTGTAAATAGTAGGGACTTAGCATTACATAGTATTGAAAGATAAATGACAGCAAAAAGTGCATCGATATTAGAAGTAGTTACATTAGAGGCTAATGATCAGTCTCAGGATGTTGATATTCGTAATGGTGTTATGAGTATTGATTATTATGAGGATATTTTTTCGCCTACAGTTACTGCAAAAATTGTTGTCTATAATACTGGGGATAGTATTGAAGGTAAGGATGGTAAGTTGCAATCAATCTATAATGGATTACCGTTAAGAGGTGGAGAAAGATTATCAATAAAAATTGCTCCAAATACTGAAGATAATGGTGGATTGGACTTCTCTGAAAATTATCAAGATTATTTGTACGTTTCTAGTGTTACTAATGTTATTACACAGGCAAAGAAGGAGACTTTTACATTAAATTTAGTTTCAAGAGAAGCAATTACTAATGAGACTACAAGAGTTCCTATTAAATTTCCATCATCTTCTACTATTGATGTGTCAGTTAAGAAGATTCTTGAAGATTATTTGAAGACTGAAAAGGAGATAAATGTAGATCCTGTATCAAATGCATATGGGTTTATTGCTAATATGAGAAAACCATTTAATATTATAACTTGGTTGGCATCTAAGGCAGTTTCTGAACAAGATAATGCTGGATTTTTCTTCTATCAGACACAGGATGGGTATCAGTTTAAATCGATTGATAATTTAATAAATCAAGAACCGAAAGCAGAATATACTTATACTGAAGTTAACATGAGTGATACTGAAAGAAATAATGATTTTAATATAATAACGTATGCTACAAATAAGAATCAGAATTTACTTGAAAAACTTAGGTTAGGTGCATATTCTAGTTTTGTGGCAACATATGATCCTTTAGAATCTAGGTTTAATTTACCTCAAGAGGCAGAATTTACTCTTTCTAAATCTATGGATAAGGATAAAATTAAGAATTTGGGACAAGAGTTAAAATTACCACCTATTGATGATACATCTAAAAAAACTTTAGGTGATATACCAAGTAGAGTTATGACGATGGTTCTTGATAGGGGTGTTTTGGAAAATGGAGTTGGTACTGCGAAGAATGCTGATCCCATGCAGTTTCAGGCACAGTCTCTTATGAGATATAACACATTGAATACTCAAGAATTACATATGCAGGTTCCTTTAAATACAAATTTAAGAGCAGGTGATACTATTAAGTGTCTGTTTCCAAAGATTACTAGTCAGGATGAGGATATTGATGATGAGCAGAGTGGATTGTATTTAATTAAAGAACTTCGTCACCATTTTGGTACTGATAGGTCAGAAACATCAATGAAATTATTGAGAGATACTTATGGTTTGTATGGTGTAAATAATGATAGTGGAGAGAAATAATGGAACAGTCTTTAATAAAAACTAATTTTGTAGGTAGAGATGGTTTTCGTTGGTGGATAGGACAGATTGCCCCTGATGAAGTTCAAGCATCACAAACTAAAGGTGTAGCAAAAACTGGTGGTAGATATAGTAAAGATGGTCCACCTCCTTTTGGTAATAGATATAAAGTTCGTATTATGGGGTATCATCCTTATAATACTGTAGAACTTAAGGATGAAGAATTGCCTTGGGCAACAGTAGTTTCACCACCAGGATATGGAACTGGTTCTGCTGGATTGTTTAAGACAATTAGATTTCAGCAAGGTGATAGTGTTTTAGGATTTTTCTTAGATGGGGATAATGCACAAGTTCCCGTAATTTTTGGTGCTCTTGGTAATAGTCCACAGAAAGCATCAGAAGGAGCACCATTACCATTTCAGTCATTTACTGGATATACAAGCACTCTTAAAAAACCTTCTGAAGGTACTTTAGCAGAATCAAATAGTACTGGTGCTAGAGATCCAGAATCACCTAAGAATGTATCACCATCAGATGCTAAGAAAGTAGCAGAGCAAACTGGTAATAAAAATAAAGCATTTTTTAGTAGTGCTGTTGGTAAAGTAATCCATTTGGGATCGGGTGAGAGTAAAATGACAGAAGCAGTCAATAAATTGAAGACAGGTGTTGAAGGTTTTACTCAGGAATTGGATAATTTAAAATCACAGATGGATGTTAATAGTGTATTTGCACAAGATAAAATTAAAGGTTTGATTAATGATAAGGCAAGTGCTCTTGCTGGAGTTGCTTCTGGTATGGTCGGTGGAATGACTAATGGACTTTATGAAAAGATGGGACCTATGCTGAATGGTGGGTTGTCATCAATGTATGATGATGTTTATATGAAAGTTTTTGCTGCTACGATGTCACCAGCAATGGCAAATAAGGCAGGTGTAGCAGCACAGGCATCAATGCTAAGTCCTATTGGTGATTTGGAAGGACTTTTACCTTGTCTTACTAATAAAATTACTAATAATCTTGCTAATTCATTGGGTAGTATTCTTGGGGCAGTTGCTGATAATGTTTTTGCTTATGCTGATTGTGTAGGAGACCAGGCTACTGGAGCAATAATGAATGATGTGATTGGACAAATAACTGAGGGTATGGCAGGTGCTTTGGGTGGTATTGGTAAATTAATGAAATATATGGGTGATTTTAGTGTGGATGGATTATTAAGAAATGGTATAGATGCTCTTCTTGGTATGGCAGGTTTGGGTGATTGTGGAGTTACACCTAGTCCTCATACTGGTGCTGCGAAATATAGAGTAGGATTTGGTCCTATTGTACAAGACGCACCAGATTTAAGTGCTATTATCAAGGATGCTAATGTTGCTAAGGCAGTATCAGATGCTGCTGCTCTTGCTGGAGTTCCATTAGACGGAGTTCAGGATATACTTGGTGGATTTAGTCTATTCAGTGGTGGGATTAAAAATATTCCTTCTGCACTATCAAGTGCTGGTGAGGGTATAAGAGGATGTAGTTCTGCTTTACCTACTTTATGTGAACCACCTAAGATTAATATTTTTGGTGGTGGCGGTAGAGATGCTGAAGCAATTCCTTTCTATGGCAATATTGTTGGTGATGTTAGAAAGACAGGAAGTATTATTGGTATTAAGATGACCAATCCTGGTAATGGATACTTATATCCACCATTTGTTGAAATTGTTGATAATTGTAAGCAAGGTTATGGTGCTATTGCTAGGGCAACAGTTAAGGATGGTAAGGTGAATGAAATTTATATGGTATCTGAAGGAGAACGTTATCCTATAGAGGATGGTACTCCACCAATTATTTCTGATGTAACTATTATTAATCCTGGTTCTGGGTATGAAAAAGGTGATACGGTCACAGATGATTTTGATAATGAGTATGATGTGAAGATTTCTTCTGGTGCTATCGTTAAAGTAACACCAATAAATAGTAAAGATATAACTGACATACCTACATTAACTGTGAAATCTAGTACAGGATCTGGTGCTTTATTAAAGGCAAATCTTGATGTTAGACCAGAATTCCAAGGTGAAGTTAAACAAGTAATCGACTGTCCTGAAACATAATGTCAAAGAAAACTGAACACGAACACTATACAGAAGCCTATCCTAAGTATAGGGTAGATATCAATAATCCTGCCAATGGATATGGTGGGTCTGATGTCGTTACTCATTATGCTTGGACAGATGATGATGCTAAAGCAGCAATATCATATGATGAAAATGGTAAGTTAAAAATGCTTGCTGATAAAGATATTGAGATTGTTGCTGGTTCTTTAAAACCTGCAGGTGGAGTAGATATTCTAATTCATAGTTGTAAAGGTAATATTGAGATACATGCTGATGAAAATGGTGAATTGAGATTGTCTGGAAAGAATATTAGTATAAGAGCTGATAAGAGTATGTTGATTGATGGTGGTGATAAGATTACTATAGAAGCAAATGATATTGAATTTAAGGGAAATACCATACGTGGTAATGAAATTTATGGAAATATGGCACCGCTTAGATTTTTAACTGGTGTTTATAAGGGTCTTAAGGTCGGTGCTGATGCTGTTCTTGCGGCACAATCTAAAGTGAGGTCAAAATTCTAAATGTCAGATACTACTTACGTCAGTCAGTTACATGCGAATGATGACGCTAAGTTTTTTAGCGACGTATACATTTATGGAAATTTATATTATGACCTAGATGGTCAAGATAATTTTACAGTTGATAGTTTAACTGTAAAATCTGGCGCAGATATAAACAATCTGTATCTTACTGGTGTTACTACCTTTGTAAGTACTAACGTTTTTGGTGATAGTGTATTTTCTGCTGATGTAACATTCTTACAGCCAGTAGACATGGACTATCTGACTGTTTACAGAAGATTTGATGTTGGAGTAGGTAATTCATCTATACTAACTGCTATAACAGTTGATGATGATATTAATGATCCTAATAGTTATTATAGTCCACGGGTTGGA